GGTCTAAAGTCTCCGTATTCGTCTAGATATATCCCATCGAAACCTAAACCCCGCATCGCATCCGCGTTGTCAGCGCCGAACAATCTGATCTTCGCGCTATTCATTAGGGTGACGGTCAATTCCGCTTCGTTTGAGTCTGCAATGATGGGTTGCGAATACGTCTTCAGATAGTCCCAAACAACTGATTTCGCTTGCGAGCGGTACGGTGCGACATAGCCAAACAACGGGAAAACGCTCTTACAGGTAGCCGCTGCACGAATTACGTCATTGATAGCTGCGACCGTCTTACCTGCTCGCCTGTGAGCTACAAGACACCCCCAACGCTGCGTCCGTTGATGGAACGGTAGGAACGCGTCACGCGGCGAGTAAGGCAGGATTACTTCGAGTCTGCCCATCGGATCACCATCTCTTGAGGCCCGCCCTCGTTACCGACGTTCTCAGTTCTCGCTAGGTCAGGCACGACCTTTTTCAGCAGGATATCCGCTGCTTTGACTTGACTGCTAGATAGCTCAATCTCGCCCTCAACGTGCCGCAAGAGGCGACTCATAATCTGACCGGCTTGGATTTTCTCTCTCCAAGTGTCAGACAACACAACTTTCCGTTTTCTAGCAGCCATGTCGTTGATTTGTAACAGAAATTGTCAGCATACTTAGTTAATCTTTACTATCCATTTGCTTCATGGCTTCAGCCAGTTTTTTGCCCTTGTCGGCCTGATTGAATTCCTTGGCTACCTTGACCGGCACGCCGACCTTCTTGGCGAACTTGGGGTCATGTGCAGCAGCGGCCATCATGCGGGCTTGGGCGGGTGAGTGGCTAGGCATTATTTGAGGAAACGCAGTTTGTAGAGGGTTGAGTCGATCTGATCCGCGATCTCGTCCACAATGTTCTGAAGCTGACTCTCGCTTGGCAGGTCTTTGCGGATGTCGTCCACGAAATCTTTGATCTGCGTCAGGTACTTGACCGGCTCTGTAGCCAGGTGGAAGTCCTTGGGATAATTCGTGATGATGTCATAGCACCCCTGATACGCTTCTGCCCACTTGTCTGCAAGCTCCACGATAGCGTCGTAATACTCACCGAGCGCCATGTGCTGCGAGAATCTCTTGGTCTGCAAGTGCATGAAGTGCGTAACGGTTGCGCTGTGAAAAAGTACGCTAACAAACGCCGCCGCCGATTCGTTGTATTTCGACATTTTTCACCCTTTTTCAGCAATTTCACTATGATATTCTGAATTTATCAGAGGGTCAAGCACGTAATTTGACCATTTGAGCAATCATAATTTCCACCGTGTCCTTGACTCCTTGCACGTCCCGAACGATGGCCCTGCACCCCGTCCATTGCAGCGCAAACTTTTGTTGATCCTCGGTTTCCTTACCCTTCGGGCCTTTAACTTCGACGAGCCATGTAACGCCCCCAAAAGCCACCAGCAGATCGGGAACGCCTCTACCCATCGGGGCGAGGGATAAGACCGCACAGCCGCGCATTTTGAACTCTGTAACGATCTCTTGATGATTCGCATCGACTTTCGCAGCGCGTCTCAATGGGATGCTTTCTCAATAGCTTTGGCCGTCTCGATTTCGGCAATGACTTCCGGCCCGGTTTCAATCGTGATCCGCATATCCTTGACCAACAATTCCATGCACACCCCTTCAGCAAGTTCTGTTTCCGTGTAGTCGCTTGTTGCTTGCCCAAACTCAAGGAAAGCTGTGCAAATGCCATGCAATACCTTCAACGCTTGAGCTTCGTCTACTTTTGTGAACTGGCACATAACTCCTCCGTTTTTTGTAACAATTCTTGCTCTGTTCCGTACCGCTGCTCGAAAGCCTTGCGCCAGGGGTGGCGGCTGACGTATTCCGGCGTATTGCGTCCGCTGCGATGATGGGTCGGACACAAACAGATCACAAACATTTCACCTGCTCGTTTGCTGCCGGACAAAACGTGGTGGATATCGCCATCGGATCGGGTTTCGTGGAACAATCTGCACACAATGCAGCCCAATTCTCTGACCTTGGCGTGCCACTCCTGTTCAGCCTTGGTCAACGTTAACTCCCGCCTCAATCGAGGCAAAGTTCAACCAATCAAGCCAATCGCTGAACTTCTCCCGGTCATACTTACTTGTTCGCCTGCCTAGCATCACAATGCCTCCATGAAGGCCAGGAGCAAGTCTAGGAGCGATTTCGCCCTCATAGGTAGCTGTGAGTATGTCCTTCCAGTCCTCGTCGATTAGGAACGTCTTTTGGCCGTTTATCATCCATTGTTTCTGTTTTGCCCACGCGCCGAGGATTCGCCATTGGGCTGCGTTTTGATCGAGGGTGCGGTTATTCATTCATTCCCCCTTGCTCGAATAGCGGCGGCGCACCAAGTGCCTAGCACATCTTCGCCTTCGTACTCAGCATCTAGGTATTCACACATCTTTGCACACGCCTCGCGCTCTTGCTGTACAGCCCATCGGATTGCATCGCGGGTTGACGCATGGCCTTGAATTGCTGTTTCAATTATTTGGTCAGTATTCATAGTTCACCGTTGTCCTGTTGACTTGCAGCACTTTTGCGCCGTTGCGGATGTGAAAGTCTCGCGCCATGTCAGTCTTGGGCGACATAGTGATCACTTTATCTTCCCGATACCTTGCGAGAACGGCTTGCACAAGTTTCTGCCCACAACCTTTTTCGTAACTCCAAATGGAATACAAGATAACTTTCATGCCATCTTGGTTGTAGTTTTCAACTTGCAATAATTCACGCTCAGTTTTTGGGATGTTGAGCCTGTACGAACAGCAAACTATCGCACCTATGCGCTGTTCCTCAAGCCACATATAAACACGACTAAACGGGCTAACTTTTCTGTGCGGGCTGATCTTTGGACGCACAGGGTCATCAAGCAGGATCGGATCGGGTTCAAGTAGTCTGACTAGCATCCGTTCTTCTCCCTCAACTTGGCTTCGATGGCGCGGGCAAAATCAGCGTGATAGGTATTGCTCCAGCGACACAAATTTGCAATGTCTGCAATCTCGGCATCCGTCAGCCCTATCCATGTGCGCTGTGCTAATTTTTCTCTTACTAAACGGCAAGTCATGTTGTCAATTTGAGTAAGCACACCTTCAATGGTGTCAAGCAATGCAAATTTAGGGGATTCTTTCAACCAATGTTTTTGCCAAATTGTTTTGGCAAGGTTTGATGCGTAGATATAAGCGTTATCTTGCTCTTGTGCCAAGGCTGCTTTGATAGCGACGATGGCTTGTCGTTGCACTTCGTATGTTGTTGGGGTCGTTTTCACATCAACGATTACAGTTTCCAACGCCTCAAGCGCCAGCTTCAGTGCTTCGCGTTCGTTCATTTCCGCACCCATACGCGACACATTCTGCCACTCGCGCCTTTCTTTTTGCCATCGGTATAAACCAAGTCCATACGCTCTAGTTCGCTCATACGCCTAGCAACGGCGTTGTGATCTAGGTCAGTCCTTGCAGCTATGTCGTAGATCGTGCCGGGTGTCTCTAGCGCGACGATGATGATGAGATGGTGCTTAGTGGCAAGTTCTGCTGCCTGATCCGCAGCCGCGTGACTGGTATCAGGATCGGTGTTACGCACACGAGGAAACTGCAAGTTTTGAAAGTAACGATCTAGTATCATTTTTTTATCCATTCATAGAAAAGGTTATTTTCTGTTGCCCTGACTTCAACCACCGAAAACTCAGCCGCAAACGCCCTCACGATCTCGGCTGATTCGGGCATAGCTGCTGCCCGTTCCTCTCGCGTCATGTTTTGCACGCGCACTGCTGTTGCTACTCTATCCTGCCACTTCATTTTGCTTCTCTACAGCTTTGCGGGCTTCCATCTCACGGATATCCATGGCGGCATCTGCTACACCATGCCAATCGCCCTGCCGAACTTTCAGCATCAGATACGCTTGCATAATTTCAAGATCAGTCATCGCTGCACCTGTTTGTTTTTCATGCCATCGAGAATCGCTTTGATCTTTGCCTTGTTGCGGGAAATTTCCTCCGGTGTGATCTTGGCTTCCAACATTACCGGCGGCGTCCAATGTGACCGGCACAATTCGACGAACTGAGGCAACGTCGGCGGCTCAAGGGGCAGACTATCCAAAGCCCGCTTGATCGTGTCCGGGCGCTGATTTGCCAACTTCTCAGCCCATATCTGCAAAGCATTCACGATCCCAACATCCTCGCCGTCAACTACCTGGCCCGTCATCCACATCCGTAACCACTTTGAGCCGTAGTGGGCGTGCATGACTTGGAAGATT